AAAGAGAAGTATCCTGACAACTGTCAAATCATCAACCCAAACACCGGAGAGATGGTTGACATTGAACCACAGAGTTTCGTGTTCATCGGCGGTACAATCTTCGATAACCCTGAACTGATTCGCCTCAACCCTAAATATCTTGCGGCTCTGAAATCTCAGACTGCGGTTAAGAGAGCACAGCTTCTGGATGGTTGCTGGTTTGCTCGTGCGCAAGAAGAGAGTTTCTTCAACCGTGAGTGGCTTAACGTAATCAAGTTTGCAGATCTACCGAACAACCTGAAATACATGCGAGCATGGGATAAGGCTGTTTCTGTTCCAACTGAATCTTATCGTTACCCTGACTATACAACATCTGTTAAGATGGCGAAAGACTCGGACGGGAATATTTATATCTTTGGTGATTATGATTATGACGCTAAGGATAAAGATAGCAAGATCTTTGGTCGATTCCGTCGCCTACCAGGTGATCGTGATAATCTGATTCTCCAGCAATGTAAAATTGATGGTGATGAAGTGACGGTAGTGTTACCGAAAGATCCATCTGGTGCAGGTTTGATTGAATACACTGAGTCAGCGAAGAAACTGATCGCAGAGGGATTCATTGTTAAGCCTGACGCAATGCCTGGTAACAAGAAGAAGCTCCAGCGCTTCATGCCGTTCAGTAGTGCATGTCAGAATGGTTTCGTTTACATCGTTGAAGAATCATTCCCGAACAAAGAGACTTTGGATCACTTTTACAAAGAACTCGAATCGTTCAACGGGGAACGTTCTACCGCAACGCTTAAAGACGATATTCCCGATGCTGCGGCATCATGCTTCAACACATTGTCAAAAGAGCAAGTATTCAAAGCTGTAGCCATTCCTACACCGATGGGAGCAACCACCGGATACGGAAAACTGCAAAACAGTTCAAGGGCTTCCTTCGCTCAGCCTTGGTCTACTCGTCGCAGATAAAGCTTGACAAAAGTTGTCAAAGTATGTTAAAGTAACTTTAGAGTCTACCCCTTTATTGGGGTAGTTTTATTTGTCCAGCATCAATCTAAGGAGATTGGAGTGTCAACGGAAAAACGTAAGTACACTAAAAAATCGGATTACTGGAACAAAGGTACGACGAATAAAGCCACACTTTCACCGACTAAGACAGCACAGCAGGAAAAGAGTTTACTCCTGTCGCCTGAAATTGGTACTATCGGGCTTAATTCAATCAAAGCCTTTACGAATTTCATGCAGCCATATGAAACTCGCTTCCCAGAGAATATCCGCACGTACAAAGAGATGGGCGAAGACCCAGACGTAGCAACTGCTCTTGACGCTACCTATATCTTTGTAGACAGAGCATTCTTTGATTTCACAATAGAATACAACGTTAAATCAGCTAAGTCAAGAAAGGCTGCAAAATTTGTTGACTTCGCTCTGCGTAACATGAACGCTCCACTTCGCCAGTATGTTCGTTCATTGCTGACATACAAGCAGTTTGGTTTCGCGTTTGCGGAGAAAGTATTTGAACTTGACGAAGATCCAAAGAGTCCGTATTTCGGTTACTATCGCATTACTAAATTGGCGTTTAGACCCCAGGATACAATTGATCTATCAGAGCCTTTCACTTATTCTGCTGATGGTCGCACAATTCTTACGGTGAACCAGAATATCACCGGATCTATGGTGACACCAGGCACTAACGTATCTCTGCTTGGTCGTAAAGAAATCCCGATGGATAAGGTGCTTTATGTCGGGAGCAATATTACAGAGAATAACCCTCTCGGTGTGAGTCCACTATTAGCAGTGTACAGATCATGGCGTGAGAAATCTCTGATCCAAGAATACGAAGTTGTTGGGGTATCAAAAGACCTTGGCGGTATGCCAGTGCTGATGGTTCCAAGCGACATTCTTAATCGTGCATCTCTGAACCCAGAAGGTGATGAGGCACAATCTCTACGTGTGCTACAGGCTAATATTGCCAACCTACACGCAGGTGAGCAGTCATACATGGTGATACCTTCTGACGTTTATGAAGGAACGGTAATGCGTCAATATGATCTTGCTTTCCAGGGTGTTCAAGGTACAGGTAAACAGTTTGACACACAAGCCCTAATCAAACAGCGTAAGCTGGATATCTTTAACCGTTTCGGTGCAGGTGTTCTGATTATGGGTGACGGAGATGCAGGTAGTTTTGCATTATCCGATAACAAACAAACATTACTATCACACTTTATTGAACGTGATGTTGATATCGTGGTAGAAGCCATCAATACGCAGTTAATTCCGCAGATGCTTCGCCTTAACGGTATTTTCTTATCTGATGAAGATATGCCTAAGTTTGTCAGTGATGACATTGGCGATCCTAATATCGAGGTAAATGCCAAAGCTATCCAGCAACTGGTAGCAGCCGGAGCTATCGCAGTGACACCAGAAGTTATGAACCAGTTCTACGCAATGTGTGGAATCAACTATCGTATCCCTGATGATATTGTGACAAGCCCTGAGAAGTGGGCTGAGTTCTCAGCTACGTTCTTACCGGATAAAACCTCACGCTCTGGGGATGGACTCGCAGCAGGAGCCGGAAACGGCACTTCAAAAAGCCCATCAGCAACTGACAACTCAGCAGCAAATTTATCGAATTAAAAATAATTTGAAAAATTTTTAATTTAGGTATTGACAAATAAGCGAATATCCTGTAGACTAAGATTTATGGGATATTTGTTTTTACGAGGAACCTCATGGAACTGAATAAAGACACACTTTGGAATCTATTCGAAACCTTTAAAGCTATGGGTAAGGATTCCACATCTCAACAAGATTCTACACCAGAAGATACACCTGCGCAAGTAATCAAGCACAATAAGTTTGATGAAGAACAAATGCAAGTTATCGAAGTGATGTATTGTCCACCAGAATACGACGACCTTCACGGTGAACGTATGTCTGACCTTGAGATCAGAAAGATGGTTGACAACTTCAACGCAAACATTGCCAACGTAAGTGGCAATCTTGGTCACTTGAAAAACACTGACAAATTTAAACCAGTTAAAGCCTGGGTTAATGAAGTTGATTGTTATATCGGTGATGAACTCGTTGTTGAAGGTACACCTCTCGTTAAAATCCAATTCTACGACGCAGAGCTATACCAAGCACGTAAGGACGGAGTTCTTAAAGGCTTGAGCATTGGCGCTATGGGTAGAATAGTCAAGAAGGACTAATCGTGGCACATACTTATTTAACTGACGTAGACTTTTCAAGTAAAGCTACGGAAGACTCATGCGGAGCGCACATCGCATATACCTTCGATTTCCAAGGTGGTGCAGCTTCTGGGTTTAATACCCCCTTACTTTTCAAATCTGGTGACAACCCTGAAATCAATCTTGAGAAATTAGAAGCTCTCGAAAAGATGGGTGAAGATGTTACCGAACTACGTAAATCATACCTTAACCAATTAATGTCGCTTCTGCAAGAAGCTGTTCGTGAGAAATACGAATCAGGTTGGGATTGGGTATATGTTGTGGATGCCGACTTTGATAACGGTATCGTAATTTTCTGTAGCGACTACGGAATGTTCTCTACTGATTTTACCCTGAATGGACTTCTCGTTGAAGTTGGTGATGTGGCTAATCCAGTGGTGCAGACAACAGATTATCAAGTAGTTGACGGTGATGTTTTAGTCTCTCTGGATTTCTTTGATAACCTGATTGATGACGCATTAGGCAGCCTTGTCAAAGGCGCTATTAAATTCGATCATGTAAAAGATTACCTGGTGAAAGCATCTGATGCTCGCGCCGATAAGAACTCTGTGATTGCAGAGGATAATCCAGCAGAAGGAAATACAAATTCCCCTGCAAACACAACCGACATAAATAAAGGAGATATCCCTTTGGAAAATATCGACAAAGACGAAATCCTGAAATCTGCGGAAATCCAAGAGCTAATTAAAGCTCAGGTAGCAGAAGAAATTGCAAAAGCAAAAGCCGAAGCGAAAGCAGAAGCCGAAGCCGCTGCTCAGGAAGAAATCGCTAAGGCACAGGCAGCAGCAGAAGAACTGCGCAAAGCTGAACTGGCTCGTGTTGAAGACGAATACGCTACCGTAATCAAATCTTATGATTTCGTAGCAGAAGACAAAGTAGAAGCGCTGGTTAAATACCTGATCGAAAACAAAGATATCGCTGAAACTATTGTTGTTGCATTTGAGAAAGCTCGCGAAGAAGTTGAAGCAGTGAAGAAAGAATTTGGCAAAGAAGTTGGTGTTGATGTTAACAACCAAGAACAAGTTGCTAAGTCTGCCTCTGATCTGATTCGTCAGAAAGCCGCTGAACTTAAAAAATCTAAAGCCCAGAAATAATCTCAGGAGATTTAATTAATGGCAACTGGAATTTCATTATCTAACTACCGCCAGGAATTCGGACACCTTGTTCTGGGTGGAGTATTCAGTTCTGACCTTGGACACTGCGTTCGCGAAGTAAACCTGGTTAAAACTGCAACCATGAAAATTGGTTCTGTACTGCAAGCCGACAACACGGAAGCTACCGCTGCCTCTGGTGCTGTTAAAGTTCTTCTATGGACTGATGCACTGTTCGGTATCGACGATGTAGCTGTGGGTGACACTTTCACCGCAGTTGTTGGTGTACGTGACCTGACTCTAAACCGTTTCGCAGTTTACTACAAAAATGGTAATCTGATCGACGACGCTGGTGTAGCTGCTCTGGAAACTCACGATCTGAAACTGACTGAAAAAGTCGTTTTCACTTCTTAATTATTAATAGGAGATTAATACATGCCAGCTATTATTCTGGACCAGGTTGTAGACTTTAGCCCAATGATCGAGTTACAGGACACCCCTGATACTCTGATCGCAAGTCTTGGCCTGTTCGACACTCACTATCACGCGACTACTGCTATCGAAATCGGTAAACAGAAAAACGCTGATGGTCTGATTCCTGCCCGTGAACGTGGTGGTGAACGTAACTTCCTGACTATGGACGCACCAAGCGTTAAAGTCTTCCGTATTCCGTTCTTCCCTCTGGATAAGAACATTAAGGCACAGGATATCCAATCCTTCCGTAGCTTCGCTATGGCTGGTATCAACGATAGTCTTCGTACCGAAGCGGAAGTTGTTAACCGCTACATGACTCAAATCATGCGCGACGTAGCCAAAACCAAAGAAACTATCTTTGCTGATGCAGTACGTGGTTTCGCGTACAATGGACCAGGTGGTGCAGCTAACTCTGCGTACAACTGGTACACAGAATGGAACGCAACACAGAAAGTTGTACCAATCGACTTCACTTCTACTACTGTTTCCCCTGCGGCAACTGTAGAACAGGAAGCTCGTGCGTACATCATCGACGAGAAACAAGACGGTTCTACCGCTACTCGTATCATCGCTCTGTGCTCTCGCGAGTTCTTCGCCTCTCTGGTGAACTCTCCGTTCGTGCGTCAGGCGTACCAGTATTTCCAAGGTACTCCAAACCTGCTGCGTGACCGTCTGAGTGGCAACATGGACGTTCAAGTGTTCGAATGGAACGGTGTAACTTACATCGAAGATATCCACGGAAACATCCCTGCTGGTGAAGCATTCGTGCTGCCAATGGGTATCCCAGATATGTTCCAGGCGCACTACGCTCCTGCTGACACGCCTGAACTGGCGAACACTGTTGCTCGTGAACTGTATACCTTCATGGTATCAGAACACCGTACAGTTCAGCTACAGTCTGAATTCTCTCTTCTGGCAGTTAACACTCGCCCAGAACTGGTTGTTCGTCTGACTACTGCTTAATCCTGACGGATTCTAAAAAGCCTGCCCCTTGCGGGTGGGCTTTTTTGTTATGAGAAGAATATAAACGAGGAGAACTCAAATGTCAAGCCCTGAACTAAAACGTTATTTTTCATACCATGAAATGATCATGGACTTCGCCTCTCTTGCCCCATCTCTCGATGCAGGTAAGACTCTGAGCGTTGCACCGCCAATGTCCTTCTACACAACTGATGGTAGAGTAGCACTTGGTGGAAACTTTGTACACTTCCTTGTGCGTCTACGTGAAGAAACTGGTCTTAAAGTGCTTCCATTCAGCAGCGAAGAACACGTTGGTTATTACCTGGTGAGCTTTGAAGACTATACCAAATTAGACGAGCAAGCCCCTGCGGAAAAGATTGAAGTTAAAGCCGTAGATACTCCAGCTAAGAAAAGATCTCAACGCACATCCCTTAAAAAATAAGGAGTGAGTAATGCTTATTGCTACTGAACTCGCACCTATGATTCGTATCCTGGTATTTAGTCCTTCACAGGAAGTATTGCCGGATGAAGTGCTAATCCCAATTATCCAAACTTGGATTGATATTCTTGGGAATGAAGACTCGAATAAATGTGCTGTACTGTGGAACAGTTTAATCTCTGTTCTTGAATACCTGTGGAACACCGATATACTAAATCATAATAGTCAATCTGGTGGTGCTCTCTCTCGCAAAGAAAAAGTCGGAGAGGTGCAAGTTGAAGTTGTGTTCAGTAACGGACAAACAGAATATAAATCACCTTGGGAAGATATCTACAATGGATATATCAATGGTGACATGATGATTCCTGGTTGTGCTTCTGGACGTGGCGTAACGAGTAAAGTGATTGTTGGTGGCGTTAGCGCTCGTGAAATTGATCGTGTCAACAGTGATCCTGATTCCGTTAACGGACTCGGAGGGGTTGCAAGTGTTGATAGACAAACACGTAACATTAATTATCTCCGTAATTATGGCAACATAGGCTATTACAGAAGAGACAAATAATGAAATGTGAGATCCTCAAAGGCGATGACATGTCTCTCGAAGACTATTTCCGCAAGATGGAAGCCCTGGACTATATTGAAATAGAGGCAGGTTTCCT